GCCCCTAATAGCTCTCCAACAACTGCTATAAATGGAGCTACTGCTTTTATTGCGTCAATTAAGTGAGGACCAATTTCCTCAATTAAATTAACAAAAACAGGAAGCATTTCTTCAACAACCGGTAACAGCTCTGCGCCCATTGTAACTTTTAAATCTTTTAATTTAGCTTGTGCAGCTCTTGACTTGTTAGCAAAACTTTCCTGCGTTCTATTAAGATCGCCCTGTTGTACAGTTGTTTTTTCTAATAGCAATTCGTAGGTTGCTAAAGCTTTTTCTTGCTTAGTAAGTTCTTTTGCTGAACTTTTGCCAGTCATTTCGAATGCTTTTGTTTGAACATCTGCTTCCATAATCGCGATTCCATAAGTTTTCAAACTTTCTCTCTCACCGAGCAAAGCTTTAGTGAAAGCTTGCATAACTGGTTCTGCGCCTCCCTGAACGTTGCTAAATGAAGCTACGTCTCCAGCGAGAGTTGCTAACTTTGTTGATAAATCTGCAGAAGCTTCTCCTGTAAATTCAATACCCTGAAGAATAGCACCTGATTGAGTTAATAGGCCCTCTAATTCAAAAGCTGCTAAACCAGCTTTATTTGCAAATTCATCAACAAAACCAGATAACTTTGGTACACTTTCTCCAAATGTAGTTTCAAAAGCGGATCGTGCTTCATTAGCGTCTGATCCTAAGTTAACTAAATCTTTACCTAATGTAACTGCAGCAATTGAGGCAACACCTAAACCTGCAACCGTAGCTTTACCTAACGTACCAGCTACAGAACTAAATTTACCCATAGCTTTTTGTGATCTTGTTAAGCTATCAGTAAAATTTTTAGTTTTACCTATAATTGCTATCGAAACTTTTTTTTCTGCTGCCATTATTTAATTGCCTTCACTAATGCGTCATACATACGATCAGAATATGTTTCAGCTATCTTGTTTTGATTTTTATCTAAAGTTTTACCGGCAACATAACCTTTTTTACCAAATTGTGAAAATGTACTGTCACCTGCTGTAAATCTATGACCGATCCATTTTTTATAAGGAAAGTCTGCTCCAGGTCGTGAATATCTTAGGTTGCCAACTTCGCCTCTAGTCACAGCTCTTGTTTTACCATTTTTAGTGGGTACATACATATAACGGCGACCAAACTCCATAGAAAATGTAGCCGGCTTTCTATCATTACTTTTAATATTAATCTTTGCTTCTGTACGTGTACCTGAAGCTGTATAGCCAGTAGCCGAAGCTCTAGCTTTAGGAATTCTTTGTTTTTTAGCTAATGCTCTTATTTCTGATAACTGTTCTTTTGCAAGTTCTCTATGAAACTTAGACAATACTTTTAAAACTTCTGTATCGCCATATTTTTTAATGTCTTTTCTTAACTCTATTAACTCAGAGTTATCAATTGTAAATTCACCAGCTATTTTTGCCATATCAACTTTCGTATTTTTTATTTATAACTTTAACAATTGCATCAAACATTTCCATTTCGATATTCATTAAAGCATTCGGATCTATTCCTGTTTCAACTGCTATTGCAGCAATTAAATCGATAAATCCGTTTACGCTTTTAAATTATCACTTGATCCAGTAATGTCTAAATCTTCAACATTCTCAACCCAAGCATCGTAATCTTCAGTAACACCATTTCTTTTTGAAGCAAGCCACGCTAAGTATAAAAGCCATTCATATCGCTGCTCATCATTTAACCTTGAAATTGGTATGTCAAATTTACGCTCAAATTTAACAATATCCCCAGGTTTAATCTTAACTTCAAGTTTGGTGCCGTCGCTCATCACGACTACCATATTACCCATTACGAAGTCGAGCGGGTAATAGTTCCAGAGGTAGGAAATGAAACTGACATTGTTGCAAGTTCCCCTACTGCATTTGCAACTGGAATATGTTGATTAACTAAAACTGATCCACTATAGGATGGATTAGTAGAACTAACTGCGTCGCTTGTTGGTTTTACTACAAAAGCTGTAGTACTTCCAAGCAAAGGCCATAGTGTAGCATCAACTTCACTAGCTGCAAAATCTTGCTGAAAATCTATACTCAAGGTACCTGTCTTAAGGCCCCCTGTTCTGGACTGGAAGGTTTCTCCCATACTAGTTGTCATAATTTCATCAGCTGTAATGTCTAAAGTAACTGAAGCAACATGATCACTTAAATCAACGCTGTTCAATGTTACGCTTGCATCTGTCAAAACAAATTTTGCCAAAATAAACTCCTTTCAATATCTTTATTTTAAATATGAATAATGAAATATAAGTTTATACGTTATTAAATGGAAAACCCCTCTTGCTGCTAGAGGGGCTTTCCGGTACGTAAACGGGGGTTGTACGTTTTATTCTTTTCTTAATACAAATTCTAAATCAAGATAATCATGAAAATCAGGATTAACTTTTGGTTTAGGCTCTAGTTTTTGACTTATTGTAAAACTACTCCAACATAATTTTAATTTGCTTTCAGTTCCATCTTTATTATATAATCTAAAAGTAACTTCCGTATCTCCCAGTAAATTATGTAACTTATCTTGATCTTGCCTAACTTGATCTTTATTTTTCATTTAGTCCTCCTTACAAGCTTTTAAAAATTTGCCTGTATCAAAATTAGGATTATCATCTTCAAATATTGATGCTAGTCCTAAAGTAACTTGTGATTTAGTTTCATTTAATTTAATTACTTTAGCTATTGCTTCGTAATCTTTTCTGGTCATTGCCATTTTTAGTCCTCTCTTTTTTTTATATATTTATTATAACAAACTCTTAATGAAGCGCAGTCCGGTTATTTTTCGTTAGTTAAGTTTATACCGCTCCAGCTTTAAATTATTTTTTAATAGGAATTCTCAACCCTGCTGGCAATACACGGACCCTACTTATTCACTCTTTTACTTCTTAACAAGTCCGGTATCAAACCCGGAAGCTATTTTTCAGATCGCAACGTCATGCACTTCATTAAAAGTTTGTTTTACTAAGTTCTTGCGGATATAGGCGTTTATGTTTGCTTTAGGTGTTTATGTGTCTAGCACCACTTACACGCACGGGCTTTACGCTCCGACCTGTAAGTGCCTAAGTTTATATTGCTTATAATCAATATACGCTTTATAACATTCGCAGTATCAGGTACAACCGATACTTCGTCCAAGACTACCAACGAACTTGCCAAACAACTACCTATATCAGCAAAAACTTAGTTATTGAATAACTAGATTTTTCTGAAGCCGTGCAACATATCTATTAATATTTATTGTGAGTTTCACACGCTACAGCTTTCGGTCTTGCATAATCAAGCTAGTTATTCAAACTAAGAGAAAATTAAGTTATTAATAAAGCATACATTCAGCTCTTAGTTTTTATATTTTTTTACATTGGATTGCGCCAAGCTACTAAGAATTAAATTAACTGGCATGCGAAATATCATTGGCCTAACTCTCTCAAACTTTTTGGATATTTGCCTCCCGTTATTTTATTGTCGTGGCTCTCGACTTCAGGGCTATTCTTTTAAGTTGTCACCTGATTAACAACGTATAATTATATTATATACGTGTTTTTTTTATTATGTAGTAATTTTAATTATTTTTATTTATTACAGTTATTTACAAATAGTAATATTTATGTTATGCCTATTCAATACCGATTGCAGCATGAATTGAAAAGCTTGGACTAGTTCCTGATATAGTATAATTCAAACGCCAGTAATTATCCGTTACAGCGCCAGCAACACTTTGAAAATCTGCTCCTATGGCTGTAATCCCCGAAAAAGTAATTTGATCGGTTGGACTTGTAAAGCTTGCATTATCATCTGATTGTAATTTAAAAGTAATAGTTGGAGTTGATGTACCTGAAACTGCGTAGCAATGAATTGCTGCATACGCTTTTTCATCGGCGGCAACAGCTCCAAGCTGGGTGCCTGTTGAATTACCTGAAGCTGTTAATGCGCCATCTAATTGAATAGTTCCTCTAACAACTTTATCGGACGATTGGCTTTTGCTTATAGTAAACGGAGCTAAGCCTCCAACCTCACCTAATATTGAATAATCAAATAATCTTGATTTCATAAAATATGCAATATTTCCTACTCCAGCATCTGGAACAGTAGTAACAATTAATTCATTTCCTATTGAAGCACCTAGCAAAGCATCCGGCTTATTGGATCCTGCTTCATAAAAACCATCTATTTGTAATGAACTATCTTTTAACCCGCCTAGTTTTTCTCTGAATCCACCTGAGTTAATAGTTGTTGAATCTAATTCTTCAGCGTTTATTTCAAGATTAACAGATGTTACGTGGCTGCTCAGGTCATATCCGCCTGAAAATACTTTACCATCATTAAATACAAACTTTGCCATTATTTCTCCCACGCCTCATTTACATCTGGCGTTGATTTATCATCTTTTATAAAAGTGCCATCTTTTTTACGAGCACGCTTTCTTTTAATTGTAGTAGGGATTATATGGCCACCCTTAATTAATGATTTTGCAATATTTTCATCGTCAATAGTTATCGTATCACCTTTAGCTTTATCCATAACTTTTTTATTACCAATTATTTTATATTTAGCCATTAGCTTGATCCTTTTGTATAAACTTGTATTTCTAAATTAGCGCCGATTCCATCAATTCCATTCAAGTTAAAGTCAGCACTGTAATTTGTCATATTAACTACTCTAGCATCTGTATTAGCTAATCCTAAAGTGCGATTATTATATATTATTTGCCTAATACTCGAACTACCACTTCCAGTAACAAACGTGTCTAATTTATCCTGAGCAGTTCTTGCATCAGATCGCTGTACAGCTATTAAAACATCAAAGGTATAAAGATCTGTGCCACGTTGCATTGCTAAATCAAATTCAATATTTGTAGGTATAAACATTGCA